AAGTATATTCACTTGTTCGTTAGTACCAAAGGTACCTAAATCTGTATTAAATGGTTCAAGGTATTTATCCTTAAATAGATTATCTACAACGTTTGATTTTAGAACAAGATAGTTATAAATAAATTCTGCAAACTCTTTGCTTATTGCTTTCTTAATTACAAAATAATTTTTTTGTTTAAATTGGGTCATTTGAATGGCCATCCTACGCTCCACATTACTAGAGAGTATCTTGTTCCATGTGTTACAGGTCTTATCTTGTGTAATAAATCAGCTGGAAACACTACAGCATCTCCTGCGTTTTGCATTTCATAAACAGTTCTTGTAGGTTCTTTTCTATTGCCGAAGTCCACTTCGAACTCTCCACCTTTGTATTCATTGAAATCACTTAATAACACTGACATAGATAATTTTCTAGCCTTACCGTTTAAATAAGGTTTGTCTTGTTTTTCATAAGCACCTACAAAAGCATCTTCATGCCAATCATAATGCATACCTGGTTTATAGATTGTAAATTGTACAGGTTCAGCAGAATCAATTTGAAAATTCCAATTTGCTAATCTGTTTGCATTTTCAATAATTCTGTAAAGTTTAATATTTAACCATTTCTCTTCAAGCCAATCTACATTGCTTTTTCTTATTACAGGATTGACAACCTTACCCCGTTTATTATCCCCAACTTCAGCATCATGAGATTGCCCTTTTGCTAAACCATATTTAATTATGTTTTGACAAAGATGTTTAGGAAATGCGTTTCTAAAATAGATATATTTGTGCTTTAAGACCATGCAGAACTTTAGCACTTATACTAAAGTTAATCAAACAACAATTAACTGCTTGACCAATTACCTGCTGCAACTAAATCTAAAACTTCAGATAAAGTCCATACTCCAGAAGCTCCAGCAAATCCACCTGGTTCTTTGAATACTGCATATCCACCTTGGCCTGAATAAGATCCTGACCTTACAGGTCCGTGGCTTCCTCCGCCACCGCCTTGGTTGTTACCACCCGCTGCAGTTGAGCCTCCTCCAGGAGTTGGGGGACCTGATCCTCTTCCGCCTGCTCCTCCAGAAGCATAGTGTGTTTGTGATGGTGAATCTGTTGGACTCGCTATATCAAATTGTTTTCCTTGGCCTCCTGTGTTTCTAGGAGAGGCTGTACCGCCTGATCCGCCTCCTCCAGCTCCGGGGTCTCCACCCGATCCGCCTGGATTTCCGTGTCCTGTAAAAGGACCACTTGGACTTTGTTGACCTGGACCTGGAGATCCTGGACCTCCTGCGTGTCCTGCTCCTCCGCCCGATCCTCCAGCGCCGCCTCCAGAGTTTCCTCCGTGTCCCGCACCGAAACCACCGCCAAGTGCAGTGTGTCCATCAAATGTAGATTGTCCTCCAGCTGAACCTGGAAAGTTTTGTGGGCCACCACCGCCGCCTCCGCCACCGCCTCCAATTGAAACTGGATAAGGTGATCCATTAAGTGGGTGCTCAGGAGAGTGCAATAAGCCTCCCGCTCCGCCTCCACCACCTCGGTTTGGGCCTGCTCCACCGCCACCGCCAATTAATAAAACTTCGGCAGTTGCTGCAGATGGGTTAAAAGTACCTGATGAAGTAAAAGTTGTAATTTGTTCTGCTGATACTTGTGGATCGTTGTTTGGACCAATGACACCACCATTATTAAAATATTGTCTATTTGGCATTATTCATTCTCCCATGTGTTACTTGAAGTATTATACACTTGAACTACTTCAGGTGTAATAATATCTCCTTCTGAATCTATTTGCTTTCTAATCAGTCTCATTGGATCTTCTTCCCAAGTAACTTCGTATTCATTTCCGCTTTCATCAGTTGATAATGATTGGTCGATTAATGGCCATGGTTCTGGTGGACCATAAATCAAATCAGTTCCATCTAACTTCCAAGTGTTTGGAAAAGTATTGACGTTTGCAAACTTGGACATGGCAGGAATATAAAAACCATTTATCCAATGTTTACCTTCTTCTGCTTCGATGTATGAATGTCCATCATTTTGGAAAGATTCAACAAACTCAACTGTAGCGTCATCCTCAAATAAGACACTATTAAGCACTTGTTTACCAGTAATAGAACCTGTGTCCCTTAAAGGTAATGTAGTTTCGTTGTTGTCTATCTTAACAAAGATTTTGGCCATAACGATTACGACCTCCTATTAACTTAATTCTTCGTAATTAATAGTGATCACTAAATCTGAGTTTGCTCCTGCGCCTGCTTCAATGTTATCGCCTTCTTCAAGATAAAGAGAAGTGTTTTTATCGATAACTGTTAAAGTAGAGTCTGCTGGTACAGAAATTGTAGAAGCAATTGCTATTGGTGATCCACCTGACTTTGTAATAAATACAGATGCATCAGCAGCATTTGTTCCATCAATGTTTGCTACTAAGATATTGTTAATTTTAAACACTTTGTTTGAAGATCCTGCATTAGCAAGAATCTCAGTTGTAAGTGTTGTATCCAACGCAGCTTGTTTTGATTTCGCTGTGATCGTTGCTACGTTTACTAGGTTTGGTGCCGCCATGTTTTATACTCCTTTATTATTAATATTAACCAAAAACTAAAGCCATTGCAATGGCTTTACCTGTTGTTGCGACGTCGCCGAAAGATAAATTTCCAGCTCCATCTGTTTTTAAACCATTTCCTGATGAACCATCAGCAGTAGGTAGATTTAAAGTAAAGCTTGATCCGACAGTTGCCGCAGCTCTTAGGCCAACATACTCACCACCTGTAGCGTCTTCAAATCTCACTTCATTTCTGTTTACTAGATTTACTCCAGACGATTTGCTTAAGATATCATTTACATTTGTACCATCAGCAAAAAGAATTTTAGTTCCTTTGTCTGTTGTAGAAAAAGTTGGACCTGTTCCTGATACAGTTTTAAACTGAACCGTGAAAGCTCCTGTTGTTCCATTCTCAACGATGTAAGTTTTTTCAATTGAATCTGGAATAGTTACAATTTGGTTTCCTGTAATAGTACCTGTTAATTTAATAACTGCATTTCTTGCGTTTGAAATCGTTCCATTAGTCATCACTAAGGCAGTAGTTTGAGCTCCACCTGCAATTGATATTGATTCAAATCCAGCAACTGCTTGTTGTACTAGGTTTAAGTTTGCGTTAGTTTTATCTCCCCATGTTCCAGAGTTTTCCCCTGTTACCATTAGTTCGAGTTTTAAATCTGTCGAATAACTTGATGCCATAATTTATATCCTTTATTAAATACTTAATTTTATTTGCCTTACGCTGCCTTGTCAACTACCGTCCATGTTGGACTCGCTCCAGGGTCAACAACAGCCCATGCATTTATCCCCATTATACCAGCTGTTACTGTTCCTGTCACTCCTGTTGGAGTTGCAGTAATACTTATTCCTGCTAAATAATCACCAATAACTATAGGGCCTAATGCTTGACCTGTTACAGAAACCCTTACATTAGTAAACGCATCTTCGTCACCTAATGCTGTTTGTAATAATCCAGCAGTTGTAACAACAACATTTGCGTCTGCTTTAATTGATTCCTGACCAACACTGATTGCAAGAGTTACTGGTGTAACATCTACTTCTACTGATGGGACAGCTACTTCCTCACCACCTTGTGAAATATCAGTTCCTACACCTTGACCCCATTCTCCTACGCCCCAAATTTGTTCACCCCAACGTGAAGCTGATGCAGTTGTAACAGGAACAATTACTAACTCTCCACCAAATGCACTATTTTGAGCAACGGTTGCTTGAGCTCCTGTAAATTCATATATTGAAGCTTGACCTAGAGTTCCTAACGATCCTGTTGCCGATACTCCAGTTGGTGAAGCTGTTGCTGCACCCGTTTGAACTGTATCTGTTCCAACAAATATTGTGATTCCGTCTCCAACTCCCCAGAAACCTTGACCCCAAGATTCAGTGCCCCATTCATCATTAACAGGACTTGTTACTTCAACTACAACTAACTCACCTGCAAAAGCACTTGTTTGTTGTGCAGCAAGAGTTACTCCTGTGATGTTTGGATCTACCGAAGTTCCTGCAACAGCGTTAGTTAATGTAATGGTTCTACCGATACCTGTTACACTAACATTTGCGTCTGCTGTGTTTGATTCATCTCCTAGTGAAACTGATAATTGTCGACCTGTGACACCGACAGTAGGGTTAGCTAAATCTCCCCAATTGTTTGCACCCCAAGTTAATCCACCCCAACCAATATTAATTTCATTTGTAATAGAAACTGAAGCGAGTGTTAAAGTTAACGCTTGGCCTGTTGCTTCAGCATCAGGTTCAGGATCTGCATTACCTTGAGTGATTGTTAAATTTTGACTTGCAGCGACTACAGCTACATCGATCTGAACACCTTCGTTACCAACCGAAGAAGCTATTGAAAGCGCTGTTGGACTTATGTCTGCATCTGCAGTTGTAGTTACACTTTGAACAGCAGATTGAATTAATTGTGAACCTGCAAGAACATCACCAAATATACCCCAACCATTTTCGCCCCAAGCACTTCCGCCCCAACCAGCATTGATTTCACCTGTTACGGATTCGTCTCCTTGAGATATAGTTAATTGGACTCCTGAAGGTTGTCCGAAAGCATCTGTTAGGTTACCCCAAACGTTAAATCCCCACGTTTGTCCACCCCAACCATCAACGTTGAAGGCGTCTTCTGTTCCTATTGATAAAGATATGACGTTGCCACTTGGGGCTACAGAGTTAACATCACTCTGCCATGAGTTCGATCCCCATACATTAGTCCCCCAAGTAGACGCCATTCATAACTCCCTCGATTACGCGATTCTTAAAATAGCTGCTGAGGAAGTAAAGTTTGGAAATTGAATTGTAAAAGTTCCAGAAGTCGCTGTTTTATCTGCTCCGAAGTCCAAAGCACAAACTGCTTTGTTAGCTTCTGTTGAGTTGTAAATAAGCGCTCCTCTAGCAGTTAACGTTACACCTGTAAAAGATAAATCTGCAAAATCTACAATCGCTACTCCACCTGTTGCTAATGAAGTTTGTTGTGATGCTAAAGTTCCACCTTTAGCCGCGTATTGACCTGACGCCGATACTTCACCTGTTGCTGTGTATGCTGCCGTTGCAGCATTGATTGTTGCTGTAGATTTGTATAATGCTAATTTAAAAACGTCACCACCATTTTCTAAGTCGTGAACTCCTTCAAGAATTTCTTTCTTAAAGCTGTTGCAAACTGCTTGTGTTATTGCCATGTTATTTCTCCTTAATTAAATCTTTAATTATTTGGTGAAGGCGAAGGAATTTTGACCCTTGGCACTCCATCCATATACTCGTCTCTACGTCTTCTGCCCATTTGCTCCAACGCAAAACTTTGTATAGCTACATTATACTTGTCTGAATAGATTTTGTACATATCCATCGGGCCTTTTAAGAATTCATAAGCTTGTTGCATAACCGCATAAAATAGTAGGTCAGGCACATTTAAAGATAAGTATGTAGTAGTATTTGTAGATGTAAGAGCATCTGGCGTGTAGATATAGCTCAACTGCACTAGGTATTGTTTATCTGGAGCAGGAGCCATTATCAAAGTTGTTTCTTTCCAATTTGCATAATATTTAGGAAGACCTGTAGCTGATGTGCTGTTGTATTCAAATATGAATGTCGAATCTCTCTTATCTAAAAAATCTTTAGCTGTTGAGTTTGTTGTAGATGTATTATCATAAACCAAGAATGATCTAACGATTATTGATCTTCTAGTCGTAGAGCCTCCAGATGTGCCGGGTGCATTTGGAAGATCGAGGTAAGGTGATCCAGTGTTCAAGTTTGCTGTTGCATACTCTCTTGTGTAATCAGCATCTACTTCTCTAAATATACGAAGCTCAGCATCTCTAATCATGCTTCCAATAATAGAATCTGTTAAAACAGTAGAATCTACCTCTGTATAATCTCTTACCTTTTGTACTAATTCTGCAAACGTCATGATATTGTTATTGTAACACCTCCTGAGCTTACTCGTAACTCTCTTTTCTTATTTTCTTCATTGGCATTTGTAGATGGCTGCATATTATTACTTGTAAATTGACCAGGCCATAATGCAGGATCAAGATCGACTACAACAGGTGCACTTCTCATTGGTCTTGAGTTGTACAAAGCAATAGGATCTGCTCTATGTGGTTTTGGATCTAATTGTGGATGTTTCTTTTCAAATTCTGAAATATGTACTAATGAACCATTCCATTCTTTTACCATTTCTCTATACGGAAATTCTTGTCCTGATCTGTCAGATATTGACTTTGCGAATTTTCCTCTTGCGTATGCCATAATTATCCTTGTGGGTAATAAACATTAGGAGTGATATACACAGAGGTTCTTTGTCCATCTTCTTCTAATGCTCTTTTAAGTTCATCTTCATATAATAGTTTCATTGCCTGTATTCTTTCAGGTGCAATTTTTTGTGCTAGGTAAAAAGCTAATCCAGATACCATACATGGAAAGAATCTAAATGGCATATCAGATGAGTTTGTATAAGCTCCAGCATCTTCAATTCTTGCAAGATAATAATAAAATATATTAGTCACCGCACTCGTATCAGGAGCTAAATATAAACTTATAGTTGGTGTTATTTGTCTATCAACATAATACTGAGAAGG